TGCACGTGGTACCGCCCAGACGCGCCATGGTCCTGGATGGATAAAGGCACTGGTTCAGACTCCGTTGGGCGCTGGATCGCGGCCAAGGGTGCTGACGGGATCTTGTTTTATTTGGCGCTCGCCGTTCTTGGTTTCTTCTTGGTTATGAAGCTCAAGAACAAGAACTAAAAAGCCTGGACTTTAGGGGCTACGACCTTGATCAATTTTTTGGATAAATTATCCCTCTCAATTTTCGACCGTTCGTCCAATTTGGGGCAGTAATGCACCTCAAGTTGAATGCATCTCGAACAAAAATCCCCCAAACACTCACGACACTTGAGAATCTTGGGCTTGTGTGGGCACTTCCACCCGAGGCTCGGTCCAGACTTCATTGTCCTTTTGTAAGAGGCACACAATTTCCTTCTTAAAATGGACTGGTGTCTGGTCATCCTGGAGGTCACATAACCCGTTTTTTCGCCCCGCACAGATGCGGTCCCAGGCGGCCTTCATGGCAGGTAGGTTCTTTTCGAACCATTCACGGTCACGCTTGATCCGGGTCACGACGAACTCTTCGGGGGATCGAGGAACTCCGTCCTCGATCCTGGCTGGTCTGTACTGAATAAAGTCACACTCTTCAAGGTCAGTAATTTCCAACTGAAGTTGGACCTGTGGCCAGTAGTGCTTCGGTACCTTGGCCTCGATCTTACGGGTCAGAGGGCACTTGATCTCGATCAAGAGGCCGTCCTCCGTGACGCCGTCAGGGGATGCGCCTAGCCACGCGTACTTGCGGTGCTGAACCAGGCCAATCTCATGTGACTTGCGTCCTGTCCGCTCGTCGTACAGGTCACGGACGAGCGGCTCGAGCAGGGTACCGTGGGCCGTGGCGGCGTTCCCGGCCCACTTGGTCTTGAGTACCTTCTTTTTTATGAAAGCGTCGGGCGTCTCGTAATGGTTGTCTCCGATGGCGCTCGCGACGTCACTTGCTGTGATCATCTGATCACGCAGATCTAACCATTCCTGCGACCTTTGTTCGGCGTATTCAGCCGCGAGTAGCTCACGGGCCCGGGCGACTAGGGTCTCGCTTTGGGGGTCCATCCTTATTCTTAAATCGAGGATCAGTTTTAAGCACTATTTGAGCGGCGTTCTGCTCAGCCTGCTTTTTAGTCGATGCAAATCCAGAACCACAGTTCATTCCATCGACATAGACGCTGATGAAAAACTGACCGCTGATCTGACCCGTCACCTGGTAGTCTGGCAAAGGGTACTTGAGGGCTTGACACCAGCGCATCAATTGGTCTTTGTAATTGTCGTCTACGAGTGAGGTTTGAACTTTGGTGAAAGATTCGAGGACAAACTTCTTGGCGTGGACCATTCCCAGATCCAGATATATGGCACCGACGAGAGCCTCGAACACGTCCTCCATGATGTGCTCGTTTGTGTTCCAGCCGTTCCGCTCACCCTTCTCGTCCATGAGGATCAGCTTGTCGAGACCGAGCGCCTGTGAAATCTCGCACAGGGTCTTGCCTCGGACCATCTTCGTACGGGCTTTCGTCAGGAATCCCTCCTGCTCCTTCTCGTGCAGATCAAAGAGGTGTTTTGTGATTATAAATCCAAGCACCGAATCCCCCATGAATTCGAGTGTCTCGTACGAACCAGTCAGACCCGAGTACCGCTTCAACGCGCTTTTGTGAGTGAAAGCCCGTTGATACAGTTCGATAGTTTTGATTTTCGTGCCAGCGAGGGTATTCATGAGGTCCCTAGACACCGCCGGGGCAGGCTCCATTTCTTGTTGATGTAACTTAGGTTGAGATTTTTAAGTACTCACTTCTTCGCAATGTACTCGCGCGCGAGGATGAACAGCCCATAAAGAATAGCTAGCCACACGAGCACGTTCATGATCTTGGCCGCGGTACAGTACAGAGAATTGTCTTCGGCCTTGCAATTAACAGTCGTGCCTAGGAGACCGAACACGCCTGAACCACCGATTCCACCGTTCCCACTGCTACGAGCCATTTGTTACTATTTTCGAACATTAAAATATTTAGGCAGTCGCCTTGGCCACCTTGGGGCGCGCCTTCTTCTCCTTGGGCGGCGCGTCGGGGTCGACGACCGCCTTGGGCTTCTTCTCCACCACGGGCTTGATCTCCTTGATGTAGTGCGGGTTGATGTACTTCTGGATGTTCAGGAAGGTGACCTGGGTGCCCTCCGGCGGGTGCAGCAGGGTCTGCAGGGTCGCGTCCAGGGTGATGTTCTGACCCGCCTTCAGGCCCTTCTGCTCCACGTACTCGTTCACCTTGCGGGTCACCTGGGAACGGGAGATCTTCTCACCCTCCGGCAGCGCCAGGAAGGCGCGCAGCTCGGGGGTGATGTCCAGAGGCTTGTTGAAGCCGTTGTTCTGGGCACGGGCAGCCGCCTTCTCACCAGACGGGTCCTCGATGTGCTGACGAATCTTGCGCACGTCCTTGCGCAGCGCCTTCAGCTCCTTGGCAAGCAGCTCCAGGGTGACGGGGGTATCAGTGGCCATTTCTACAGTATACACGATACACACCTTTAAGCCCCGTTACTCGAGTGACCAACACGCGATGAAAATTAAGAACAAAAGAATCATACCGGACAGGACGAGATGCCATACTTTGCGATCCTGGAGCCCCTCGGTCTTCCAGCCGTACCCGTATGGTGACGGGTTGAACGGGCTCCCCTTGGTCTCGGTCGGTTCTGAACTTTGAGGGAGATCTTCTCCGAATCCAGGTGGAAGCGTCACGCCACCTGACGGCCTAATTTCAACATCAAATCGAGGACCCATCCCCTGATCCATACATCTCGGTGCGCAGCACCCAGTATCACACGGGTACACGAGACCATTTTCCCGATTTATGTATGCACATATAGTCTTCAGGGGATCCATCGGATCCGCCAAACACATACATCCTTTGTTCAGAAACTCCTGTCTGCAGGAGTTCATCTAGTATTAAAGAAGATTTTAGTATTAGTATTATAATGGAGTACGCCAAACCCCAGAAGCTGCCGGACGGTCGTTACTTTCTGAAGATTTCTGGTCAGCGCCTTCAGGTGAACGGTGTTGTGGCCCAGGACGGTCTCGCGTCCAAGTCGGTGAATTTCAAGCTCGAAGATCAGGCGGCGTTCGAGGCCATCGACATCGAGCTTCTGACCAAGGCCAAGGAGTCCAAGGTGGAGTGGTTCGGCAAGGAGCTCAGTGATGAGACGATCGCCAACGCCTTCCAGGAGAGCGTAACGGACGGCGTCCTCGGTGCGTCGCTCGCATCAGTCAAGGGTCAGGTGGTCACTATGGCGTTCGACAGCCAGAAGAACGCCCTGGCCCTCGAGGACGTGGCGGCCGGTTCCCAGTGTGACGTGGTCTTCGAGCTAGCCGGTCTGTGGTTTCTGAAAAAGTCCTTCGGTCCCATCTGGCGCGTGATCCAGGTCCGCGTCCGTACAGGCACCCGGGCCCAGAACTTCCCCAAGGAGTACCTTTTCTCGGACGAGCCCGAGGCCGAGGAGGACGACCCAGCCGACTACTTGGACTAAATTTTATTCGCACGCTATAATAAATGGATCGCAAGGGCCTGGCTATCATGGTTCTCGCGGCTGTGATTCTCCTACTCCTGGTTGCCCCTCAGAAGAGCCGCTTCGCCCAACCGGGTGCGGCCGTGTCGGGCATGAGCCTGTCCAACGCCAAGTACGCCGCCGCCAACTCCGGCCGCTCGGCCGGTGAGGTGCCCCAGGGTGAGGGCCCGTATCTGGCCGGCGGCGACATGAGCTCGGCGGGTCTCATTCCCCGTGAGGTTGTTCAGACCGAGGATTTCGGGCAGTTCAGCCCCGAGGCGATTCTGAGCGGCCAGAACTACATGGACCCGCGCAGCCAGATTGGCTACCCGGAGACCCTGGGCGGCGTTCTGCGCAACGCCAACCAGCAGTTCCGCTCGGAGCCGATGAACCCTCGTTCGCCTGTTTCCATCTTTAACCTCAGCACGATCCCGCCCGACACCATGCGTCCCAAGTTCGAGATCAGCCCGGAATACCAGTAAGTCGCGCGCGCCTCTGTAACTTAAAAACAATGTAGCCGTCTTTCATAATGGATTTTAAAGCGGCAATGACTGAGTGGGTCACCCTCAAGGCCCAGCTTCTTGCAGCTCGCAAAGATCTCAGCGTTCTGAATGAACGCGAGAAGGATCTTCGCAAGTTTGTAACCGTCCATATGCAACAACACGAGATTGACACCGTCCGTGTCCAGGAGAAGGTCAAGGTTAATTTCAAACTCAAAAAGACCAAGGGGGCTATCACCAAGGATGTGATCAAGAAGGGCTTAGGGTCATTTTTCGGTGGAAATGATGCTCAGGTTGAGGGGGCCTTCCAGGCGATTCTGGATGCGGCGCCGATCAAAGAGTCCGCTGGCGTGACCGTGACGGGGCTTAAGGACCTGTAGCTCTATGAAAGTAAGAACAATGGGCCTGAATGACGAGTACTCGCGTGACGCGTACCAGTATGATCAGGCGTATGATTCAGAAGGCTCGGATGAGTTTGATCCCGAGCTCCATCCCGAAGACTGGCAGGACATGTACTCTCAGGAGATTCTGGATGGGTGGATGCACCTCAGGAACTATCTGGAACAGAATTACATCAAGTGCCGCGCGGGTTATCCACAGTTTGTAGAGCTCGTTCTCGAACCCACGAAGTGGTACACGAACGAAGATCCAGGCCACGTCCAGACCGTCATGTGGAACTCGATCTCAGACTTGCCGATCATCTCAGACCGCGTCGCTCCCCACAACTTTTACGCCTGGATTGAAAATTATATTGATTACTTGTAAATGATCGA